GCTTCATTGAATAGTGCTTCTGTACCTGAGTTTGAAGTAAATCTGGACTTCATTGCAAAGATTAGACCTGTTGGTCCAGTCATTGGTTGTACGCCACAGATGTCGTATGCGATAAGATTAGGCATCGCTCTTCTTACTAGTGAAATTAGGATTGGGTCCCAGTTAGCTATCGCTGAACCAGTTACATTCGCAATCTCACCTAAGAAAGCTTGGTCTTCTCTCGCCGCTTTTTCTTGGTTTTCTAGGATAACAGCAGTTACCGCTCTTTTGTATGGGTTATCTATTTTTGGTAGATCCGCATGCTCAAGAACCGGAGACCACTTTTCCTGTAAGTTTTCTGAATTATACATTTTAATTCTATCCTTTTCTTAATTATTGGTTATTGTAGATATCTCTACCTTTTACCCTACTAATTGCAGCCGTATAACGAGACATGCTATCAGACATATCCGCTACTGTGTTGTCATTACTAGTGTTGTTAATTGTATCAACGTTTTCAGTTGATTCCGGAGCTGCTTTTGACGCACCAAAATAAGATTCTTTTATAGTTTCTAATTTTTTCTTGTACTCATCAGCACCTTCGTAACTTATATCTTCTACTAAAGATTTTAGTTTTTCTACTTCTGTGTCTGCAAGACCAGATGTAATGTCTTCTAAAATTTCCTCTTTAGTAAACTCTGCGATTTGTTGAGACTTTTCAATCATTGAAGCAGTCATTTCATTGATTTTAGCTTTCGCTTCGTCCAGTTCTTTTTCTTTTGCCTCTAGGACATCATATTTTTCATCTGGTACGTCAATGTAATGGTCTTCAAATAATTGTTTTAGACCGCCAATGAAATCTTCCGCAATTTCGCCTTTGATACCTTTTTCAATTGCTAATTCGTTTTCTTTCATCCACTCTTCCACAACATAGTTTAAGTAGTTGTCTACTTTATTTGTTAAATCTTCTTTAACACTTTCTTTCGCTTCAGTTATTTCATTTGAGTATTCATCTTCTAATCTTTCAATTTCAGATTTTACTTTTGATTTAACTGCCGCTTCAAAGATTGTTGCAGCTTTAGTTTTAAAGTCCTCAGATAAACTATCATCGCCAGAAACAAGAGCATTAACATCTGATGATACATCAATTGATTTTACTCTTTTTTCTACTGCTTCTTTTTTCTCAGAGGCAGCTGCCATGTCTTTTTCTTTTTTATCTTCGTCTTCGTCTTCATGCTCGTCTTCGTCCATGCCTTTCATCGCAGCCATGACTTTGTGATAAGAAGCAGCGATATCTGACTTTTTCATTTTATTCATGTTGTCATACATTGCTTGAATCATGCCTGATTTAGTTTTAGGCATTGCTTCTTCCATTTCTTTTTCATCTTCTTTATCGTCTTCTTTTTCATCAGCGTCGTCCATATCTGCTTCTTCTTTTTTCATTTTTTCAGCAGATTCCGGAGCACCGGCACCTTTCGTAGGAGCAGATGAATCTTTTTTCGCTTTTTTAGCGTGGTCAGTTGGTGAAGATTTTGCGTCAGGACTAACTACTGCTGGTCCTCCGTCTTCGTAATCACCGCCTTTTTCCATAGAATCACCTTTAGTCGCACCTGCTTTTGGTGCGTCTTGTCCCTTAGGAGCTTCAGAAACGATTTCTTGTTCGTTTTTTAATTCTTCTGACATTTTTAATATCTCTCCGTATTTTAAAATATTTTAAATTGCGTACTACTATTTATATTTTCGTCAATTTCTGCATGAAATTATTAAAAGCAGCAGTTTGCGCTTTGGCAATCTCATCACGCCTAGCACGGTTTATTTGGTCTTGTATTTCAGAAACATCTTGTTCCTTGATAATACCATTGTCCCATACCCATTCTTTACCTTCCATTACGCCATTGACGAATGCTTGAGGTGCTGAAGGGTCTGCAACAATATCAGCAGCAGTTGCTAAGTAAAAGTCTGATTTTACATAGTTTGTACCACCTTTATTCTCCAAGGAACCCATGCCCCTAGATGAAACTCCTAATTGTGCGCCTTCGTCAATTAGAGATTTTACAATCTTACCATATGGTGTGTCTGTAATTTTTGCCTCACCAATATAGTTCCCTTTGTTATCACCTTCAAGTTTAGTAATAATATGTGATACTCTCTCTAAATTAACTGTTGGTCCGTCAGGATGTCCTAACTCACCAAACGCTCTTTTCTTCTCAACAAATTCTTTGTTATAACGATTGACTTCTTTTTCTAATACTTCCTGTGGGTAAACACGACCATTGCGGTTTTTAATGTTTGCCTGCATGAAGATACCTTTAATTTTATGAGACTTTTTACCATTATTATCTGCTTCAATAATGTATTCAGCCTGATTGATTTCTTCTCTAATTAGTTTCATGTTGCGTATTTTCCCCTTTTGTTCTATTTATATTATCTAACCTCTAAAATGACGGAATAACTGTCTCCATTTACAAAATTGTGAGTGGAAAACAAAATGTCGCCTGTTGGTGAGCTCGCATTGTTAGATATCTGTATAGCAGATGTTTGTAAATCTATCGTGCCTTGACCGGCAAGAAACAATGCGGTTGCATTTGTTGTACCGTCAAAGAGTATTTCAACGGACCCTTTAGGATCCGTTGTGTTAATACTATAAATTACTCTTGCAATCTTTGTAGATGATGAAGCGTGATTTAATTCACTAGCGTCCACCTTTACCACAAGATTTTCTCCTGTACCGTCACTCTTATTCGTAAATTTCATTACGGTCTTTGTGCCGGCTACATCTGTTATAGTTTGTGAGGTTACTGTATCAGCCATTATCTTGTTTGTCCTGATTGGTCATAACCTTTTGATTTAGTTACTTCAATGATAAAAGTACCTGTCACAGCACTTGCATTAGTGATAAGAATATCACCTGTCACGCCAGAACTTTCTGGATTTGTAATCAATGGTTGCTTACCATGAAATCCATACTCACCACTACCATGTACTGATATTGCGTGGTCATTTGAACTTGCGTCAAACAAGAAGGCAACATCTGAGGTTGCTGCTGTTGTGTTCCATTTAATACTTCTTATGTGTAGTGTTGGGTTAGAGGAATGTCCTCGTAATGCACTTGCATCCACAACAACTACGTTTGAGTTAGTAGCATTGTTAATCTCAAACATTCTTACTGTTCTTGTTTCACTATCTACTAAATTTCTTGCATTTACTATTGCCATTTTTACTCTCCTTTATATGGTTAGACCTGTTTCTTTTGCGAAATAGGTTTCAATATCTTTTGGCTTTACGCCATACTTTTTTGCCACGTCCTTAATTATTTTTGGGAACGTAGTTAAGACCTTTGATGGCGTTTTTGCCAACATAGTCATTACATCATCAATTGCCTTTTTGGCCTTTGGTGATTGTTTTTTATAGACTGGAGAACGTTTGTGTTCGTCTCTCTCAATCGTCAATTTCCGTAGATTGCTCAGCGTTATCGTCATTTGTACTTTCTGGTGGTTTTGCCATTATTGTACCTGCTAAATCTTTTCTTTTATCATCTAGCTCAGTACCTACTTTAGCACTCAATGCAGCCTTAAAATTTTTCTCTGCTTCTATTGTATCATCATTTGCTAAAGCGTCTATCATATCCCTTGTAGGATTATTCTTGTCCGTCATCATTATCTCCTTCTTGGTCCTGTTGTTCAGGTTCTTCCTGAGGTTCAGGTTCATCTTCTTGTTGCTGTTCTGCCGCTTTTGCTTCAGCAGCAATCTTTTCTTGTTGTTCTAACATTTCACTATCTGACATTTTCAATATATGTCTCATTACGAAATCTTGCGAAAAGTATGTACCAACCATTTCATTATTCTTCATCTCTGCTAGAATCTGAATACGGTCTTTGAACATTTCACTCTCTTTTATCTCAGAATAGTAACCATCATTCACATAATCGTAACGTATGGTACGTGCCAAAGAGTTTTCCCAATCCTCTATAGTAATAATACCTTTGAGAATTAATTGTGTTTTTAACAGGTCATGGAATAAATTATTGAAACGATTTCTTAGTCTATGCACAAATTTGCTAAACTTTAATTCGTCTCTATTGATTTCTGTTGCACGACCCATATTGAAACTACCTTCAGCCTCTAAACGAGAAGAAGGAACATTCAATGATTGATATAATTTCTTTTGAAAATATTTGATATCATCTATCTCACCTAAGTTTGAACCACCTGGTAATGTAGTAATTTCTGTTCCTCTCCCACCTTCACGTCTAGGTAGCCAAAAGTCTTCTAGCATAGACATATACTGTCTATCGTCTCTTATCTCTCCTGTGCTAGCGTCATAAACAAGTTTGTTTCTATATCTGTTCATAACGTCTTTTAGATATTGTTCAGCCTTTACTTTTGGTAAATTACCTACATCAATATAAAAAATTCTTCTTTCTGGTGCCCTACTAATACGGTATATGACTACACTATCCTCAATCATTCTGAGTTGATTGACTGGTTTGATTGCCTTATGTAAGTGAGACAATATCATATTCTTTTGTTGGTCAACAAGACCACTAGGACAAAACGCTATAGCGTCTTTTGCAATTTTTAAACCCTGTGTTGCACTTGCGCCAGGTTGTACACCTTTTTCATTGTAGATAAAAAATTCTTCAAACTCTACTACACTTGGCTTGTTAGGGTCTTTTGGTGCAAACTCATTACCTGGTTTTTGTTTTGCTGCTCTGACCTTCTTAATCTTACGAGGGTCAATGTAACGTAATTCTGTTATACCTGCTTTGACATTTTTAGGGTCTATTACTTTATGATACACTATTCTACCATCAACGTACCATCTTCTAAAAATATCATGTCCTTTGTTTTCAAATTCTATCAAAGACAGGATGTTATTAAATTCTTCATTTATACTTTTTTTGATTTTAGCTGAGAACGGTACTTTACCCATGTTAAGTCTGACCGTCTCTTTATTATCATCAACAACAATTGCTTCGTTGATAATATCTTCTATCGCCTGGTCACATTCAGGTTGTATTGCAACCTCTCTATACCTGCGAACTAAGTCTGCCTCGTTATTTACTTTACCCTCTATGTCGAGGTATGTACCAAAGTGACCACCACCCATAATAGTCTGTGTACCATCGTCAGCTGTTGGTGCTGTAAATGATTGACTATTATTAGTCGTTGGTTTACGTTTGATTTCAAATCCAAAGATTTCTGCCACTACTTTTACTCCTTTTTATATATTTAGGGCGTCCCGGAGGACGCCCCTTGTTCACAACGATTAAGTTGTAGTGTTAGATTCCCAGTATTGATATCTCCAAGTACACTCAAAAGTTTCAAGTGCTGTTACTTGGTCCATATTTAAGTCAACTGTACCTATAGTGAGTGGCCATAGGCCTCTAAAGGTATAAGATTTCAAAGTATTCCCACTTCTATCTAAATGGTCGACAAATGCGTCCACTTGATAGTCTGTAGGGTTTGATAATCCTTCGTTGTCTGAATGGTTGTTGATACCATTTGACCATCTTTCTATTGCGTTACGAATATCAAAAGATGTATCGTTGATGATAGTGGTTGTCCAAGTTTGGAATGTTCTATCACCCGCCATGTAGATTGGTCTACCACGGAAGTTTACTGTTAATTCACCTATCTCTGAGCTTGGTAGTTGAGTAGCACTACATAAAAACGCTAAGTTTTCTGTTTCGCCACCTACAGCAGCATAACCTGGAAAAGGTAAAGTTACCTTAAACTGGTTCTGTCTTGCTCCGCCACCTTTTAGTTTAGAGATAAAGTCTGATACGTTAGCCATGTTCTATCTCCTCTCTATGCGCCTGCCACTTCACTAAAGGCTACGCCTGTTCGTGTTGCGACAAAGTTAAGTTGAATAAAGTTAATTGAACGATTTGGTTTGATAAAGATATCAGCCACAAATTCGTTTCTATCAATTAACGCTGAAGTGTTGTTGGTCTCATCACATACAACAGAAAAATCTGTTATACCTCTTCGACCTTGAACGTCTCTTAGGAAAGGTTCAATCAGGTTTCTAAAGTTTGCTCTTGTAAATTCATCATTGAACTCAAAGAGTTGAAATTTAGCCGCCGTTGCGATTGCCTTTTCTAATACAATGAATAGTCTTCTAACATTAATTCTGTCAAAAGCACTAGGTTTAGTCTGCATTGTTTTATCACCAAACAAGACTGTGCCTTGTCCAGGGAATGTAACAACTGGATTTACTCTAGCTTTATACAATTCATCTCTTTGTGCGTTTGTTGGATCAAATGCAAGTTTAATAGCGCCACGTACTTGACCTCTACTAAATCCTGCCGGTGAGAACCAAGCGTCTGCTACGCTGTCTGTTCTTGCACATAGACCGGCGATATCACCGTTTAATGGTACAAAACGATATACTGCATTGTATTTGTCGTACATGTATTTGTAACCACTATCTACTACTGCATAACTTGAACTAGCAAGACCGTCAGCAAAAGCTTTGACGTTTGCTGTCTGTGCGATAGGATTTGTTACGTTTACAACATCTGCTCTAGCAGGTGAAATAAATGCCACACAATCTTTTCTGCCTTCAGCAGTATCAATTACTTTTGTTGCCATGGTATCACCAGTAGCATCAGCATTTGTTTGTGATGGTCCGCCTATCAATAAATTTACATCTACTGTTTCAGCGTCGCCAAATTTATCCCATGCAAGGGATAGTTCAGCAGCAGTAGGAACTAAATCATCAGTTCCGCCTGTTAATGCGTCTCTAAACACAATATGTGCTGAAGTGGATGCGTTATCAAAAGCAGTACCAGTCTTAGTGTTACCAGCAGTTGATAATGCTGTTTGGTGATCCATCCAGTAAATATATTGTGATTGTTGATATATAACATCAGCATAATAGTTCGTGTCACCCTGTGCTGTCTTAGCGTCTGACGCTTGAGATAAACCCTCAAACTTCTCTAAGATAGTACCAGCAGTACCTGTGATACCGCCATCTTGGTCAACGATTGCTACGTGCAATTCGTCATTAGAACCTCCAGCATTACTTACATCATCAGTTGTAGTTGGTGCTGCTGAGAATTGGAAATAATGTTCCCAATATCTCTTAACATATGCGTTGTCTGCTACAGCATGTCTTAAACCACCTGTTTGAGTTGCACCAGTTGCTGGGTCAAATCTTGCGATAGTTAATACATGAGTTGCTATATTTGTTATTTTATAATAATAACCACTAGGAGCGGCAGTAAAGTTGTTTGAAATATCGCCAAATTCTAACAAGTCACCAACCTGAAACTGAGTACCGTCGTCAACTGTAATAGTTGTATCGCCAATAGCCGCCGTTGAATCATTCACTAGGCCTGAAGCCGTTTGTGAATAAGCCGTTGAGTTGGTACAAGTTGAAACTTGTAAGTTATTTCCCCATGTGCCTGCTTCTCTAGCCGCCCATGCACCTACACTTCCTTGTCCTGTGGAGTAATTATTAAGATAGTCTGTTGTGTTTTTAATTAGAACTGGTGTGCCTGACACAGCTGCGTTTACGCAACCAGTTGCTGCTCTTACCACTTTTAAGGCATTTCCGTACTGTAAAAAGTTGGTTGCACTAAAAAAATATTCAAATGTGCTACTGTCTGGTTTCCCAAATACAGAAACAAATTCGTCTTCACTAGAGATTAAAGTAACCTCTTCCATTGGCCCTCTCTCACTAACGATTACCGCACCACCAATACTAGTTGATACTGCCGGTACGACATTAGTAAGGTCTTTTTCCGTAACCAGAACGCCTGGTGAAACTAAAAAAGCCATCTTGTTTTCTCCTTAAATTTAAGTTTTTTACTTGTAACTATTTAGTATAATGAACATTTACAGTCCCCTCTTATATTTTACTGGTGACCAAGTAGTACCATAGGGGTCTTTGTATGTCTCGCCTTCCGGGTTATCTACACCGTCATCAATAAATCCAAAGGGTGCCATGTCTTGTTCCATTTGATGTGATTGTTCATCTACTAATCTGGCACGTATATCTTGGTCTGTGAGTTCTTTGAAATATGTTTGATTTGATAACCATGCAAACATAACTAAACAGGTAACTAAATCATCACTTGACCCTTCTTCCGCTTCAAATTTTTCTTTACCTTTTAATATGTAAGTAGATAATTCTTGTATAATATGAAAGTCTTGTATAACTATCTTATCATGTTCTACCATTGCTTTGAGGTTAGAGCAACCTATTTTCTTTGTCGCCTTTGTCGTTCTTAACCCTAATTGACTTTGTTTTCCACTAAATCCTGTACCTGCAACTTGACCTGACCTGCCTCGTTGATTGACCATAATCAGATTATCATATTCTAAATCAAACTGCATTGTGTCTGCAACTTGACCACCAATATCATTTACTTCAATGAGTACCTCTGCCTGATTGTATTGTGTTGCAATCTTATGAATAATTTGTGGAAAGAGTAATGGTTTGATTTCATTGTTCTTATACTTTGCAACAACTTTATAAGGTATACTTGTTGCGTCTATGACAACAAAAGCAGAATAGTCATTGACGGTACCTCTGGCAACATCAACGGTGATTACATATCTTTTATCCTTTTCTGGCATTTCATGTATATCTAAACCTGCATTACTTGTTCTTGGTGTGTTATGTGATAACATTCTTAACTTACTAGGTGTAATTAATGTATCTACACTACCTAAAAATTCACAATCAAACTCTGTTCTAAACTGTGCCTCACTTGTATTCTTTATTGTTTCTGCTTTCCATTTTTCGTCTCTACCTGGTACCTCTGACCAATGTACTTCAATAGGCACATAACTGTTGCGTTGATTTTGTGCGTCATTCCATAACTTGTAAAACATATTCATACCATGTGGTGTAGAAACTATCATTACCTTAGAACTTTTACCAGAGGAGATTGTAGGATAAACTGAACTAAAAAATTGTTCTGCAATGTTATTAGGTACATAGGCAAACTCGTCTAAGAATATAACGTTATAAGAACCACCACGTACAGCACTTGATGATGTTGCAGCCGCCAGTATCTTACTACCATTTTCTAATTCTAAGTTACCTTTATTCCAGTTGATAACACCTTGTTGTAACCACTTAGGTAAATTTTCATATGCCAGTTGTAAACGACCTAGTAAGTCTCTTGCAACCGCAGCCTTGTTGGCCAGTATGGCAATATTTACATTTTGATTAAATATGGCATAGTGTAATAGATAAGCAATAATTGTTGTTGATTTACCTGTCTGTCTTGGTAATTTACATATGGTAAATCTATTGTTATGAAACTTATCAACCATTTCTTTTTGAAACTCGTATAACTTAAATGGTTGTAGTCCATGGTCAAGTGTAACTATCTGTAAATAATTTGTAATGAAATAAATAGGGTTATCTTGGCACGCCACAAATTCTCGTACTTGTTTCTTTGTGTAACGTATTTTTTGATTAGCTGCCTTTAAATTAGGATTTCCAAGGTAACTTTTACTTTGACTAGCGTACATGTATTAACCTTTCATAGTCTTCGTTTATTTTATTCACCATTGTATCCATTATCTCCAAACTTATAATCAGGTCCTGAATAATCTAAATCAAAAGATATGACAATTCTTTCTTCGTCAGAACCATGTGGTGTTGTACCATGGTCTAAGAAAGATGGCCAAAAATATAAATCACCTTCACCTACATTATAAAATCTCATGTTACCTTTGTCTATAAACTTTGTTGTCCATGAGTTTGTTTGTGGTCTTGGGTCTCTAAAATATATTTGACCTGAGTTTTCAGGTACTCGTAAGTAGTATGCACCACTCATAGTATGTTCGTTATGTGTATGTAACAAATGATAGTCACCACGTTTCAATATGTTTGCCCACATGTTACTTACTTTTACATCTACACAATTTTTACCAAATGTAGCATAACTCATTTCTTTAAATGTTGAAACTAAAGGTTCAAAAACTTTGAGTTCATGTAAGTTAGTTCTTGTTGTATATGCACCTTCTGGATTTTGTGTATCGTCTCTTAACTCGTCTTGTTTATCTTTTATGTATTGCACCCATTTATGCTCAACAGGAAAGTTAAAGTTAAATAAAGGTGTTGTCCATAAGTGAGTATCATTTATCCAAGTATTAATCATTTTTCTTTTTTATAAGTTTCTGTAATTCTGCTGTAGAACCTACAAACAAATTATTTTCAACTTTATTAGGACCTTTCACCACCTCATCATTTAGTTTTTTCATCTTCTCTTGTAATGCCAATAATTTTTCTGTCACATCACCTACGTTTTTAATTAAGGTACCTGCAACTTCATAGGCACGTGGGTGGTCTGTTTCTTTTGCAAGATTAACAATACCATCAATGGCGTCTTGTCCTCTTTCTACAAGATTATAAAGATTTTCTCTGCTATACTTATAATCACTATCTATATCTTCTTTTTCTTTGGGACGAGGTATAACTGGTGTAGGTTTTACTGTCTCTAGTGTTTCAGATATATCAAGGATTTCGTTTAGTTTGTCCTCGACTTTTTTCATCAGGACTCTTTATCTGTACCGCTATCTGGGTCATAATCATCAGCGTCTTGGAAGAAAGAAGTTGTTTCTGTAAATCCAAAATCATCATCAGCATTGGCCGTAGTTGGGTTTGGTTTTACAACATATCTTTGTTCACGTTTTGCCGTGGTAGTATTTGTATCTGTGTATTGGTCTACTTGTACTTGTTTGATAACACCTGTTGATGTTACTGGTCCGTATAAATACATCTTTGCTGTGAAAGTCATAGTGTACATTAACACTCGCCTTTCTGTAAATGCACCATCATAACTATCTTCGTAAGATACATCATTCAATACAATAGGTACGTCTCTTACTATATTTAAGTTAGGCATAACATTAAGTGCCACAGTATAATCAGGTTGAAACATAGGTAATATTTGTTCTACAATTTGTAAAGCGTCTTCACTATTTTTTGCCATTGTAAACATAGTAAACCCTACATTGTAAGGTACTGGCATGTAGGAACTTTGTACTGACTTAGCGTCTGCACCTTTTACCTTTTTAAACTTTTGTACTCTATTTAATTTTCTTGCTGGGTCATAAGATAAACTTGTTAATTCAAAACCTATTCTTGGTAAAGTTAAGGCTGTAGTAATAGCGTCATCTGCTGACCTTGCACTATCTTGGTCTATTCTTGTTAGAAATTTTTGTTTTGGCCCATATGCTAAAGGTACTTTCATTTTCTGAGTTACTTTACCTGTGCTTGATTTACGATAGATGTAAATATCGTTAAACAATGTGCCAAATGCCACGATTGTCTTTCTTATCAATTCATGGTATTGTGCGTCTTTAAACATAATTTATCCTTTATATATCGCTTGGGTCACCAAATGGGTTCTTTTCACTAAAGTCAAATATATCATTTGATGAATTAGTATCATTTAATCCTGCCTCATCATCAAAACTTATATTACTTGCACCACTTGAATCCGTTGCTAAGTTACCTGTTAATGCGTCCTCTTGTATTATATAGTCAACATAATTAGGGTCATCTTCCAGAATTATGTTATCACCATCTGTCTCATCTACTAAGTAAGCGCCTGCTTCAGACAATAACGCTTCAATGTTACCGTCAGATTGTTCTGCCATTAATGAACCTGCACTTGTTGTACCACTCTCTAATGTAATCTGATTAAGTAATAAGTCTAATGATACATCTTCTAGTTTCTCGTCAATTTCTGTAATACCTGTATCAACTAATTCTGAACTGTATTCCCATACTGAACATTTAAGTTTGAAGATAGGTAAATCATTGATTTGATACATTGGGTCCTCATCTTCAACAAAATCAACTTGCCAAAACTTTTTGAATAGAGGCATGTATATAACATCACCCTCTACAGGACGATTAATTGATATTGTATTTGATGGTTGGTCGACAAGCATTTCAAATGTACGTCTGCTGACCACAAAAGTTAATTCGTCTCTTATTTCTAACCCAAACTTACCTACTAAATCACCTGAACCTGCAAAACCATTTACGTCTTCCACATACATTTCAATCATGTAATTTTCTGTGTACTGACTATCAGGTACTTCGCCTAATATCTTATCTTCCGTAACAGTTTTTCTTGGCAGATAATGAACTTCATGTCCGTATATCTTTAGTTGCTCTATAATTAAATCTTCATATAGATTTTTTTCAGAGCGTGTGCCATGACTGAAATAATTATTTCGCATGTGTTTATCCTACCATGTATTGAGGTGGTAATTCGTAAGCTAATTGTATTTGTTCTTCTAGTTTGTTTATTTCTTCTTGCGCCTGTGTATAGAGTTGTTCGCCATTTAATGCAACACCACCCAACATTGCAACACCTTGAAACTTAATTAAGTTTGCACCCCATTGTCTTTTAATTAACTGTGTAAGGTACTTCTTCAAAAAGATATCGTCAAAAACGTCTGCAAAGGAAGAACCATCTAGTTTTCTAAAACATTCTATGATGAGGTAATCACCTGCATCCACATCATGGTTCCAGTCCATGTCAATATACAATCTGTTTTTGTGTGCATTGTATCTTATAGGTCTTTCACCTGTAAGTATATGGTCTAACATATCTAAATGTCTCAACGTCATATCATAATGTACTATACTTGTTGATGAAAAATCATACAAATCATTTAGTCTTAATTGATATCGTACATCAAATAAATTTAATGCCGCCTTATCTGTAAAAGGAAAGACTTGTACCACAGACATAACATTAGATGGCATGGGTATATAATTTTTACCTTCACGCCATACTGCTGTTACTGTACTATCAGCACTATCTGTTACTGTAGATAGAGTTTCGTTTGTCAGTGCCCTTGTTTTATCATCTGCTGTAATCTGGTATTTAAGATACATTCTTTCTGTACCGTCATAGTGATATTGTGCGAAGTATTGCAATGCTTCGTCAATTCTATCTTCTACTTGGTCATCTTCTACATTGATTTCTATAACAGGTTTACCTAAGGACCTTAGACAATACTGTTTTAACGTCTCTCTACTTGTAATTGGATTATTCTGTGCCATGATACTATTTATGCATTATATATACCTATATGATATTGGAAAACTATTATTATTATTTTACATCAGCGATACCACCAAAGATATGTGACGAAATTGTACAGTTTGGTCAGTCCCTCCAAGAAGATTTTGCCACAACAGGTCAAATATCTGCTAAGGAGGCAGAGGGTAAAAAAGAAGAAATCAAAGTACATAGAAACAGTAATGTATCTTGGATATCAGAGCCGTGGGTCTATAGTGAGTTACACCCTCTCATACATGAAGCAAATGCAAATGCTGGTTGGAACTTTGAATGGGACTATTCAGAACCTGCACAATTTACTCGTTATAAACTCAATCAATACTATCATTGGCATGAAGACCAAGATGTAAAACCTTTTGACAATCAAAATGAGGCATATCAAGGCAAGATAAGAAAGTTATCCTGTACATTGCAACTATCACATCCTGATGAATATGAAGGTGGTGACTTAGAGTTTGAAACACCTAATGGCATATTTAAAGTAGATGAGATAAGACAAAGAGGGTCTATTTGTGTATTTCCTTCTTTTGTCAAACATAGAGTAACACCTGTTACAAAAGGTATCAGGCACTCGTTAGTAATCTGGAACTTAGGATACCCATACAAATGATAATAAAACTACCATTTCTTAAACACAATGAAATTAAAAAAGATTTAATACAAGCCATACATGATGGCTGGGCAGAACCCAAACAAAGTAATGACAAATACTATAATGATAATATTGCAAAGACAGATTGGGATATATCAAATGACTATGAAAGACCTTGGCTAAAATTTTTTCTACCTTACTTTGAACCTCACTTGTTGAATATGGTACAGGCTGCCGGTTATGCAAACTACGAATTGTTTGAAATATGGTTTCAATCTTATGTGCAAAATTCAACACATGGTTGGCACATACATGGTAGAAACTTCACAGGTGTTTATTATGTTAATCTACCTGAAGGCACACCAAAGACACAAATATATGATAGAGAGTTAGGTGTGTTTCCCATTAAGGCGGAAGAAGGAGATATTGTTATGTTTCCTAGTCACACACTACATAGAGCACCAGAAATGTTACTAGATAAAGAAAAGATTATTATATCATTTAATGTTGAGATGAAAGGTATATTAGATAGTGAGCTAGAAAGAATTGCAAATGCAAGCTAACATAGTATATCCTTTTGCTGAGTGGTTTTTATATTATGAAAACGTGGATGTAAATAATGAAAGAATAACTTCTTATTTAAAGAATTTAGAATATGAAAATACTTCCCAATCAAACTCATCAAAAGAAATGTATGTATTATCTCATCATAACGTATTAAAACAAAAATTTATAAGTATTATTGAAGATGGTATTCATCAGTTTGGATATACAAACAAAGTTGATATTGAAACAAGTTGGGGAACACTAACAAAAACAAATGGTTACTCTGAGTTTCACCATCATCCTAATTATTGGTTAAGTGCCGTATATTATTCATCAGGTGAAGGACATATAGAATTTATGAGACCACAAATTGTACCTTACAGTATAAAAGAAATGCAACACTTCACTATAAATAATACATGTATTCAAACAGTAAAAAAAGGTGACTTGATAGTATTTCCAAGTTATTTGAGACACAGAATATATTACTATGAAGGAAAAGAAGATAGATATTCAATTGCCATGAATATAAATCCAGTAGGTAAAATAGGTATTAAAGATAGTGAAAAGGAGAAAGCATGACAACATTTATAGGCAATTATGCCATTGACCCTGGCATATGTGACGAATTAATTCATTTACATAACAACAACCCAAATAAAGGACCAGGTAGAGTAGGTGACGGTGAAATAAAACCTGATGTAAAATCATCTACTGATACAGATTATTGGGCAGATGAAAATGATACAATCAAAAAATATGTTGGTATATTACAAAGATGTTTAGAGGAATATATGAGAACATATCGTTGGTCAGATGAAAACCAAGAAGAATTTAGTATATCTGAAAAAATTAGTCTTCAACACTATGCACCAGGTCAAGGTTACCCACAATGGCATTATGAGAATAATGGTAACATAGTGTGTAGAAAAAGACATTTAGCCTTTATGACTTTTCTCAATACGGTAACTGACGAAGGACATACAGAATTTTGGTATCAAAAATATAGAAAAGCACCACTCAAAGGTCTTACAATGATATGGCCTGCACAATGGACACATGCACATCATGGCATTAAGTCTATGACGGAAGACAAATATATTATTACAGGTTGGTATAGTTGGTTAGATGAAAACGACAAAACACCAACACTTACAAGAGCGGAAGGTGAGGCATTTAAAAACAATGCACAAAGAAATCAACACGGCAGATAACTTCTTTGATGATGCTTCTGGCATTCGTCAGATTGCATTAGAACAAAATTGGTATAGTAATACAGGTACGTCATACTTTAGAGGTATGAGAGCAGATGTACCAGATAGTATCTATGATGATATTTCTAGGCAGATACTAGAATACTGTGGCCTATCAAGTGGTAAAATATATCTATGGTTTGCCTATCAAACAGGTGACGTACAGTTAGATGAGGATTGTATTCACACAGATGACCATACTACTGCCGGTTTAATTTATCTACACAATAATCCACAACCAAACTCTGGAACAATACTATATATTAATGAGAAAAAAACAATAATAGAAAATAAGTATAATAGATTTATAAATTATTCTTCAAGTATTCCACATAGTCCAGAAGGATTTTATGGTGATAATATACACAATGCAAGAATGACTTTAACTTACTTTATTGATTGAGGATATAATGTTTAAAGAAAATAATTATCAAGTAATAAAAAATACTATCACACCTGAAATCGCTGAGATTGCTTACAAATATCTTTTAAATAAAAGAAGAATTACAAAACTACTATTTGAAACAAGGCAAATCTCACCTTACAATGACCATTGGGGTGTATTGGGTGACCCTCAGATACCTGGTACATGGGCAAACTATGATGATGTGTTAATGGCAACATTATTACAACATGTAAAACCTAAGTTAGAGGCGGCAATAGATGTGAAATTAGTTGAAACATATACTTATACTCGTTTATATAAACATGGCGATATATTACATAGACACAAAGATAGACCATCATGTGCTGTAAGTGCTACAATGAATTTAGGTGGTGATGAATGGCCAATATTTGTAGAACCATCTGGTGAAGAAGGCAAACCTGGCATTAAAGTAATGTTAGAACCTGGTGATTGTTTAATGTATAAAGGTTGTGAGTTAGAACATTGGCGTGACGCCTTCTATGGCGAAACATGTGGTCAAGTATTTTTACATTACAATGACGCCTCAGAACCAGAAGCAGAATATAATCGTTATGATGGAAGACCTTTTGTAGGAATACCTAAGTCAGCGTTGAATTATCTTTAAGACCAGTTAGTGCCGTCCCAAACTTTCTTTGCGATTTGACTGGCAGTAGGACTAGATACGGCAACATCTTCTAAACTACCGTCACCTTTTACCTCAGTTCTAAAGTATGCACCTGAAGTACCAAATACTTCATAACATATCCATTGTTTATTTGTTTGGTCGTATTCTATATTATAGTGCCACGTTTTACTGTCAGCAGAATATGTTTGTTTATTTTCTGGTGGCATTGCAACAGGAGGATAATATGCTCCGTCTGCCGTGTTCAGTACCCAGTCATCAAATTGTTTTGGTGCTGTAAAGTATCCTTCACCACTATCGTCAATAAAATAACCACCAATAGCCGCATATCTTTTTCTAAAATTATTATTATAAGATGTTTGTTTCCATGCAACGCCTGGATATTTACCACCTACATAAGAAATTGCCGGGTCTTCATCAATGTTGTTTTCACACCATTGTTCTCCGTCTAATGCCATATCAGCAGATACATTACTATTATCTACTACGACTATTCTTATAACTTTGTTTGTTGCGTCTAATTCTGCAAAGTGTGCCATATTATGATGTCCATGTTCCTGATGAATTAAATACATGCATCCTGTTACCACCTGGAGTGGATTCAGTACCACCTGTACCTTTTTGTGCTGTGCCTGGATAAACTACAACGACACGTCCTGAACCACCTTGTCCAGAGCCATTCCATTGTCTTTCACCGCCGCCTCCGCCGCCTCTGTTTGCTGTACCTGATTGAGCAGATTCTGTGCCACCAGCACCTCCGCCTCCGGAACCTCCTGATGTACCATTTCTACCTCCGCCGCCACCACCTGCATAAGCAATACCATCACCAGGGAATGTTTTACCATTACCACCGTTTAATGCACCACCTGCTGTGTTAGCGCCTCCGCCACCTGCACCGTTACCAGTGCCGTCGCCTTGACCACCTGAATTACCTTGACCACTAATACCTGAACCACCTGAAGCACCTTGACGTCCTCCGCCACCTGAACCTCCTGCACGACCTGACCCACCGTTCTCTGAACCGCCGCCTCCGCCGCCTGTAGTTGGTATGTTTCCAAATGCACCGTTACCACCATTTTGTCCTGGACTTGCAAACCCAGTTCCTGGTGACGCACCTGCACCTACTGTTACAGTATATGGGATACCTGGCGCACTAGTGATTGAAGCCGTAATAAATCCGCCTGCACCACCTCCAGCACCTTGGTTTTCACCACCAGACCCACCTCCTGCAACAACCATATATGTGTAAGTATATTCATTTGTTTTCTGTTGTAAGTCACTCATTGCAATTGCACCTGAAGGTATTCCTGCAAGAGCTCTTACTGCTGAAGCACCCATATTAATCGCTGTTGAAGTAGGAGATACTCCTAATTCATCATTGACTTGGGATAATGCTATCTGAGCGTTAGGTGTTGCCATTGTAATGTCTCCTTATTTTTTCAATTCTGTTATTTGGTCTTGTAAATCTTTTACTGCTTCAATAAGAAGAGCAGTAAGTCTATCATATTTAACTGCCTTAATGCCGTCTTTTCTTGTAGCGACAATTTCTGGCATAACTTTTTCTACCTCTTGGGCGATAACTCCAACGTCATTTCTTCTTACAAAGTATCCGTCTTCGCCACCTTTTTCATCTATGTATGATTGTTTCCAGTCAAATAATACACCGTTAATTTTACTTAACAAGTCCATTGGACTTGGAATATTAACAATGTTCTCCTTGAGAGCAATATCAGATGAATAGAAGGCAGTAATATCGTTAGTTGCCCTTAATTCTCCAGCAGTACCTGACGCAGCCGTGTTCAGTCCTAAACTATCTAGTTGAACATCATTGCCATCAGTTGTATTTGATACAACAATTGTACCTGCTTGTGTAGGTAAGGTAACTGTTATATCACCTGTACTTACAGGACCTATTAAGGTTACTGCATTTGTTCCGTTGTCTGTACCTTCTTTGAATAAGATACTACCTGCGGTAGTTGCTCCGCCTGCGGCTAATGTGATTACACCAGTACCTACGGCACCAGTAGTGTCAAATGTACTAGAACCTATGTCTATGTTTCCAAAACCTGAAGTGATTGAACCTGAGTTTAATGCACCAGTTGTTACTAGATTAGACATCGCCGTAATTTCAGAACCAAAGTACGTTGCGAAAGTTTGTACTGTAGTTTGTCTCATAGTACCACCATCGTTGGTTACGATACCATCGCCGTCTGCTACTGCCGTTGTACCTACTGTACTACCACCATCCATCAGATTAACTTCAGCAACTGTTGCCGTAATTTGGTCTGTTGAAGCGGTTTGGAAAGGTTGTAAAGTACCGGCAACGTTTGCAAGATTAATTGCTCTGTCTGCCGTTGGATCAACTACATTTAAAGTTGTTTCAAAACTGTCTGCTGTACTTCCTTCAAAGATAACTGAACCTGTGTTCGTTATACCTGTTGTTGTTAAAGCACCTGTTGATACTGCACCAGTGGTTGTAATTGTTGATGAACCATTGTTGATACTACCAAAACCTGATGTGATTGAACCTGCATTTAAAGCACCAGTTTCTACGAGATTACCCATGTTTGTAATTTCACTTGCAAAGTATGTAGCAAATGTCTGTACAGTAGTCTGTCTCATAGTACCACCATCGTTGGTTACAATAGCGTCACCATCAGCGACTGCCGTTGTACCTGGACTTGAACCACCATCCATTAAGTTTAATTCTGCCGGTGTGGCACTTATTGCGTCTGTACTTGCAGCTGCGAAAGGTTGTAGAGTACCTGCAACGTTGGCAATATTCACTGCTCTGTCTGCGGTAGGATCAACAACACCTAGTGTTGTTTCAAAACTGTCTGCTGTACTTCCTTCAAATACTACAGAACCACTTAATACTGCACCTGTTGCCGTTACTGTACTTGATGAAGTAATTGCACCAGAATCTACTGTCCCAGCAAGAGTTACGTTTGCACCTGAGAAGGTTGCAGCCGTAGTTGTACCTGATTTAATGATTAAGTTACCAGAGTTATTTGTTGCACTACCAAAAGTAGTACCTGCGTCTAAGAAGAAAATATCTCCACCATCAGCGTCTATCTTAATATCTCCTGGAGCGTCTAATGTAATATCAGTTGCACCATTTAAAACAAAGTCTAATGCCGTTGTACCACCCGCTTTCAATGTGATATTGTCACCATCAGCGTCTAGTATAATGTCTGTAGTTGCGTCAAGTGTGATTGTTGAACCACTATCTATTTCTGCAATTACTGGCGTTGTTAGAGTTTTGTTTGTTAATGTTTCTGTAGCGTCAATCAAAGAAACTGTACCTGTTAAATCTGGTAAAGTTAATGTTCTATCTGCTGTTGGGTCAGTAGCAACTAGTGTTGTTTCAAAACTATCTGCTGTTGAACCTTCAAAAACGAAACCTGTTTGTAAGTTAACTGTTGAACTATCAACTGTAGTTGTAGAACCTGATACTGTTAAGTTACCTGCGATTGTTACATTGGCACCTGACATAGTCATAGCAGTAGTTGTACCTGATTTTATAATCAAGTTACCGCCTGTGTTCGTTAATGAACCGTAAGTAGTACCAGCGTCTTTTAAGAAAACATCTCCGCCATCTGCGTCTAATATGATATCTGTAGCTGCGTCAACTGTAAAGTTGCCAGCACTATCTATCTCAGCGATAACTGGAGTAGTTAATGTTTTGTTAGTCAATGTATCTGTTGTTGCTCTACCTACTAATGTGTCTGTTGCGTCTGGTAAAGTTAATGTTCTATCTGCTGTTGGGTCTGTAACTGCAAT